TTCTGTCCACCGGCTGATCTGTGGGAGATCGATTTCATCTCCCAAAGTAATGACGCTATCTGGGCGGTATGCCTTAATAAAACTTGAAACATTTCTTACTGCTACTTCATCGTGATAGGGGACTTGTAAGTCTGGAACTATTACGGTGCGCTTCATTAGTCCTCGTCATCGTCATCATCCCAAGTGTGAGGGATTAGGTCAGGCTTAGGAAGTATCCAGTCTGGATAAGCCGAAGGTTCTACTATGACTGCAAGTGCAATTTCGACATCAAAGCCAGCGCGTCGCAGCGCTCTGTACATTTCCTGGAGGCTAATAGCCCAAGCATCTAGAGCTGTGTAGGTATCTAGGTCTATGACCTTTTTACGCGCCATAGGTAAAGTGTTACTTACCTAACATCTCTATAATTGTATCGACACGCGCTTCTAGGCGATTAACTTGATCCTTCATCGAGGATCCGCTATTCGGCTTCAATTCCGCTAAATAGTGTTTGACCATAAACTGAAGCATCGCAGTAACACCACCCAGAACCGTGGCGATCGCTACTGCAAGAGCAGCATAATCTTGAGCCGTCATTTTTTAGGAGTGGCATACCCAAAGATACCGGCAACGATCGAGCCAAGAATGGCGCGATAGTCTAAAGAGAAGTTAGAGGTTGTGCCCCAGACGCAAAGGAATGCGCCGATAGAGATAATTGCTGGGTGCTTCATATTCATTTAGTTGCTCCTAGTAGTGGGATATTAAAGAACGAACTGTCCTCATCGCCTTTGCTAGTGAAAGATATATGGCAATGATGATCGTGCTTGTTAATTCCTGTATAAGTTCTCCAACGCCATAGCGATTTAGAACTGGCAATTTTGCCTGCAAAGATGATGTACGACATGCGCTTATCAGACTTTGCCAAGATACGAAGTTGATCTGCCACATCGGGCATGAGGTCGGGCTTAGCTTTGCCGGATAGATCGCGGTCAACATCGATGGCACGTACCCAGCCTTGGCCATCTGGATTATGGTCAGACTTACGAGCTGAGTGCCGACTATCACCGATCCAGCCATCCGAGGTGCGATCACGATCGCTGAAACAGTCATCGAACTGCTCCCTTAGTTGAGTTGCTGCTTTGCTTAATCTTGGTTTCATCCCAGCAAGATAGCCAATTCAGCATCCGATAGACCTAAGCGCTTTGCAATAACAGTCTTTTCTGCGGCTTTATCTGTTGCCGCTTTTGCATTGGCCACTTCTTTTGCTTTTATTGCAGCAATTTCCGCAAGTAAAGCATCCTTAACCTCGCCAGTTGCTTCAATTACCTGATCGTCAATACCGATGTAAATTTTTTCAGTAGTCATTAGTTAGCCAATCCATATACTCGAACGGTTCCTGTAAGGGCGGTTGTGCTTGTTATGGTAAATCCGTCATAAGAAGTAGCGCTGGCATGAATGCCGCCAGAACTGCCTGCTCCGTTATTTGCACCTGATCTAGAATCTAAATATGATGAGGTATAGGCTGTATTTGTTGCCGCAAAAGGACTATAGAGAGTCATTGTTGTACCAGTGATAACTGTTGAACCGGAACTAACTGTTCCTAGTGGTCGTTGAGCCCAAGATGAAAAGTTATTTTCATATCCAGTTGCAGTACTACCGTTTGTCCAGTTAGCACTTAAAAAAGCACTATAATAACTTGCTGATGAATCAGTGCCGGAAGCGCGTAACTTAAAAGTTGGATTGTTATCTCCGCTCGCACAATATCCAGAAAATACAATTAAATAATTTTGATATGTCGCGCTAAAGCAAGAATTGACTGATTGCGATGTAACGCCTGAAATTGCCTGAGTTGTAATAAGAGTTAGACCACTAGCGGCTGGTGATCCCCATTTTAATCCTAAGGCGGCAGTTGAGTCGGCTGTTAGTACTTGTCCGTTAGTGCCTATTGGAACGCGGGCATTAGTTGTTGAATAACCATAAATATCGCCTTTAGTTGTTAAAGGTGATGAGCCTGTGTCTACATTAGACCAAGCTGATCCTGTGTAAAATTGCATAGTGTCGGTGTCCTTTAAGAAGGAAACCATACCTTCTTGAGGTGAAGCAATAGCCGAAGTGCGAGCTGTGGCATCAGCAAAGACCATAACTGTTTGAGAGGCTAAGTATCCATTAGCGGCTGCCGCCGATAACACATCTCCAGTTGAGAACTCAATAAAACCTAAACCTGCTGCCATTTTTTCTCCTAATACGCCATTATGCTAGTGCCGATTATACCTGATACAGCCGAGCCTATGATGAAGCCCTCGACTATTGGTTCAAGTGTTGTAACAGTTACCTTCATGGAATTTGGCGTGATATTCCAGTCGAGTCCCTGCGCCTGTAGAGTTTTAACGATAGTTGAGCCATCTGGCTGAACATTCGTAATCTTTAGGTTAGAGAAGTAATCTAAGTCCAGCATTGTTGCAGTTGGAACGCTTGGATCTAGAAGATCGACGGTCATCGCATCAATGCGGATAGTTGTCTCAGCTCTAGTTGCCACATATATCTTGGCGATATTAAGAGCATCGGCGTTGGTTTGGGCTACAAGGTTTGACTCATTAAGTTGATGAGAGAAGTACTTGGCGATGGATGTTGCATTCTCTGAGACTTGCTGAGTGCCGCCCACAATAGTCATTCCAGCGCTGTTGATAATTAACTTATCATCAAAGGCAAAGACTAGGTTTGTGTAAGGAATGCCACCAGTTTGATTAAACTCGATCGGAGTATCGCCATACTTCTTAATAACGTTAGTGCGGTTTAGGAATACTGCTGTGCCTTCTGAGTTGATATAGAACGCGCCTTGCTCTGAGAACTCTGCGTTCTTTAGGGCATCGAGGGAAGTGCGAGAAGTTCCAGGATCGGCTTGGCAGAGTGTTGTGCCGGTATCGATCGTGCGCATAGAAGCAGGCCAAGATACCTGGTCAAGGATCTTGCCTATGCGAGTGCCAGTATCTTGACCCGTTGGAGTTGTAGCAACGGTCGTAAGGGTTGCCTGTTGCATAAGTCTAAAGGCGTCTGTGCAGACAATATCGACGTAGCCTGTCTCTTGGTTCTGAGGATAGGTGTACTTGTACTCGATCGTGTAGCCAGAGAATAGGAAGTAGCCCACGTTATTAACTGTTGCTGATACACGCAACTTGCGCAGCGGAGTCAGGAAGCCATAGTAAGGCGAGGCTGTGTTTTGAGGATTAAAATAGCTTAGAGGATCTAGGACTCGGATCGTTGCTTGGCCAGCCTCATAGGTATCTCGCATAATGTTGCGGCCTCGGCGGATGCTGATCGAGTAAACATCTGGAGTTAAATCAACTGTTGGTTCTGGAGTAGTTGTAGCAGCTAGTGTCCCAGTGCCTAGAACCCCATATTTAGCATCGCCAATAGTAAACGGATAGCCGAAAGTTGCTCCCGATGTAAAGTCAAAGCTAACCGATATGGTTGCAGGTAAGGTCATGTTGCCCCTGCAAACGATCCAGTTCTGCGGGATATTTCTACCTGTCGGCCAGATAGTGAATTGTTAGTCTGAACCTTAGTAATTGCTCCAGCCAACTCTTGACCATCGAGGGTTACTAGAACTGTTACATCTTGGCCTACTGCTCCGCCATTGCCAAAGTCTCCTGGATAAACTTGAGTGCTGCCAGGAATAGGTCCGCCCATACCTTCACCTGCGATCGCGCCACCAGCGACAACTACGCCGCCAGTGCTACCCATAGCAATTCTGCGAACCTGTGCCTCAATAGCATCGAGGTAAGTTTTCCAGCCTGAGAATGGGTTCTTAGCATCTGGCAAATCTTTAAGATATGCAATTAGTCCGGCGCTTAATCCTTGTGCCTTGCCAATTTCTCCAGCTAATTTAGAAGCCTCAGTTGTGTTGCCTGTAAGAAGGGCTAGTTGCAGTTCTAGGCGCTTGCGCTCATCCTCGCTGATCTTTCCTTTAAGGGCTGCAACGATCGCGGTTTGCTCTGCATCAAATAAAGTTCCAGCCTTCTGAAGCGCTGTTTGTTCTTTAATGGCCTTGGTGTTTTTTGCTAGAAGTGCAGACTGTTCCTTGCTGCGCTTTAGGGCTGCCTTTTCTGCCGCTGCCTTCTTAAGTTCTGCTGCAACTGCTGGAGTGATCCCAGATACGCCTTTGCCTCTGTTGGCTTCTGCCTGACCAATAGCAGCAAACTGGCCTAAATTGCCTGTAAGTAAAGCCTTGGCTTGAGCGACACCTACTCCAAAGCGACGAATAAAGGTTTCAAGTCCTGTAGAAGCCTTATCGATTAAGTTAATTATATTAGTTAGTCCACCTTGGCCGCCACCGCCAAGGACTGAAAGCGCATCAACCAACCCGCGACCGATCGCTTCTTGAGCATTCCTTGCAGCAACAGTTAATTTATCTAGTGAACCTGAATAAGTATCGGCTGAAAGTTGAGCCTGTCCACCGAATAGATCATTGATGCGTGTCTGGACTTCCTCAAAGGACATAGCCTTTAGTTGTGCCTGGGTTAATCCAATGCCGTATTTAGCAAGGGCGCGAGTTTGTCCTACATAACCCTTACTCAAGTCTCCGGCAACCGAAACGACGTCAGCGCCACTAGCTGCGGAAAGGTCAAGCGCGGTGCGAAGTAATGACTGAGACTTAGCAACATCTCCAGTTGTGGTTAATAAACGCTGGAATGCTGGGCGAAGTTGGTCATCGAGTACACCATAAGTCTGTTCTAGATCAGCAATAAAGTTTTTAACTTGTGGATCAGAAAAGGCAAGACCGAGGTTGTTTAGGGATCGGCTTAATACTCTGGCAGCTTTATCATCTGCTGCAAAGGCTTTAACTGCATTGAAAGAACTGCGAGCAAGTCTTTGAGCTGTAAATAATCCTAGATAAGATTTAGCAAGGTTCTTGACTTGGCCTTGTAGACCAATAGTTGATTTAGCGGCATCTGCAAAGGC